GCGACTACACCAACGAAGAACTTGAACGATTGATGAAGTTGATCATGGAATCGGCAAAAAACAAAAGTCAAGAAAAACTAAGAGATTATGAGTAAAAAGTTTGAAAAATACTTTGATCTCTCAAACAATGATCTATATAGGAGAAAATACGATGAATAACGATCTAATTAAACACCTTATGAATAAAGGTATGTCTGAGGCTGATGCTCTTAGCATTGCTCAAGATTTTAATCCCGAATCGGTCAATGTTGACGATTTAACAAACGCCCTTGATGGTTTATCTAAGGCAATGAAGATGGATGATCAAGATCAAATGAAATCCAAGAAAGCTAAGAAAGCCAAAACTCAAGGTTCTTTGTTTGAAAAGGGCGATGAAGATGGTTCATCCTCCGAAGATGGTTCATCTTATGACGATGAAGATGATGAAGATGAAGAAGATGAAGATGATGACAAGATGGAAAAAGCCATGAAAGAAATGGCAAAAGGTACAGACGCCATTCTTGACGCAATGGATAAACAATATAAGGCTATGATGAAAGCCGTTGAAGCATGTACAAAAGAACTCAAAGCCATGAAAGAAAATGGCAATGGGAAAATGCAACAAATGGAAAAGTCTTTGAGTCGTGCATTGCTTGAACCTGTTGCGCCTACCTCAATCAATTTCAATAAGATTCCATATATCGAACAACCCAAGACCCCTGCATTCACAACCCAAGATGTTATGAACAAGGCTTTGTCATTGGTTAAGAATGAAAATGATTGGTCAAGAAAAGCTGAATTGACAAGCGCAATTTCACGCTTAAGCGCGGGCGTCAATCCTCAAGACATCATCACCGAATACAACATTAACATGAGTAAATAGTAAAGAGAGTAAAAATGAGTTTCAATTCATTAAACATTCCACAAGCAAACGGGCTTGTTTCTGCGTCTGATTTAGCCGAATTAAATAGCGCACTTCGTAAATCCGCTACTGTTGGTTATCAAACCCCCGCCGGTACTTCTGGCGGTGATACAGGTTCTTTAAGTCCATTAGTTCCACAAAGCATTGAAAACATTTTAGCAAGTGCAACTTATAGCATGAAGCAATTAGCTTTGTGGCCTGCTATGCCAAAAGTATCTGTGACCAATACTCTACATGAATACGCTGTTGTAAATTCTCATGGTTTAGACCTTGATCCATTTATTAGCGAAGGTTCTGCCGGTACTACCAACCGTTCTGAATACCAAAGAAAATCAATCCGTATCAAGTATTTAGCTGAAAGACGCGAAGTCACCGATGTTGGTACACTTGTTGGCTTGATTGGTGCTAATCAAAATGCGATCGCTTTAGAAACTGAACGCGGTACATTGTCTTTACTTGGTAAACTTGAAAAATCTTTGTTCCATGCTAAAGAAAGCAACAATTCATTACATTTTGATGGTATTATTCATCAAATTGAATCATATAACAGTGGTTCAAATGTTTTTGATGCTCGTGGTGCAAGTCCATCCCCAAGACTTTTACAAGAAATCTTAGCTAAACTTTATTCTGCTCCTTTATATGGTACTCCTGACTGTATCTATGTCACCCCTGACATTCATGGTGAATTGATTAAGTTTGCTGTTCAATTTGTCCGTCATGATCAATTAGTACTTACTCAAAGTTCTGGTATTACATACGGTACTCAAGAAATTTCTATCATGGGTCCGGTCGGCCCCGTACCTGTTAAGAGTGCCCCATTCTTATCAAACAATGCAAAAGCTCCAACCTCTGCAAGTGGTACAACAAGCGCCCCCGTAACTCCTACTTTGACTTCTGCGGTCGTTGCTAGTGATTCTGCCTCTCAATTTGTTGCGAATGATGCGGGTGATTATTTCTACAAGGTTGTAGCAATGAATAACAATGGTTATTCTGCCCCTGTAACCTCTGCTTCTAAGACCGTTGCGGCCGGTGAAAAGGTAACTTTGACCATTGCACAACAATCAGATGCTGTATATTTCAAGATTTTTAGAACCCCTGTTGATCGTCCTGCAAGTGAAGCCGTCTTGATTGATGAAATCTCTGCAAATGTTGGCGGTGCTACTGTTTGGGTTGATCGCAATGAAAACATTCCTAACGGCCATAAGATTGTATTTGTTCAACATTCTTCTGAGATTATGGAATTTGCCAAGTTGCTTGATTTCTTTAGACGCCCACTTGCCGAAGTTCAAACTAGCAAGCCTTTCTTACTCATGCTTTTTGGTTCACCTATTGTCAAAGTGCCTTCAAAGTGTTGGGTTGTAAAGAATGTTCGTGTTGGTGCAAGTTTGATTGAAACTTTAGGTTAATTGAGTAACTAAGAATATAAATATCAAAATATCTTATTGAATATGTTATCATAAGGGCATAGATTAATGATCTAATGCCCTTTTTGTATTGGCACTAGATAAAAGGTTGCCCTTATGAGTACTACAACTTTACTAGATATTATCACGCCCGATTATCTCAAGAAAACCTCTTTACTAGGCGTTGACTTGACCACAGACGACGGCGCGCCTTTTCCTAATGAGATTTATGAAACATCAATTCAAGCATCTATACAACATATTGAAAACGATATAGGTATCAATTTAGAACCGTTTAAGGTATCACAAGAAACGCATGACGCTGAAAGACAAGGGCGATTCTCTTATTGGCCTATGAAACTTGATTATCGCCCCATCGTATCTATTGATAAGGTTCGTATTAGATTCGGGTCGTTTCAACCTGTTGATCTTCCTGTATCATGGATTCGTATGGTTTCGGCAATTCATGGGCAAATGCACATCATCCCATCTCAAGAGAGTTTAGGATCATATTTTTTTACGGCGGGGATGCCTATTTTAGGGAATTATGGGATTTTCTATGAAGGGCGTGACTTTATCCCCGGCTACTTTGAATTTGATTACACAGCGGGATTTGAGACAAGAAAAGAAACTATCACATTTCCAGCGGGGCAAACACAATTTACAGTGAATTTAAGTAAACATTGTTTCTTAAAATATCGCATCGCTTTAACCTTGCCTAGTGGTATAACAGGCAAAGCCATCACATTGGGACAAGATTCTTTTGTGATAGAGTTAAACACCGCCCCCGTAACAGATATTCAGATAACTTATCTACTTGATACCTTACCAAGTGACATTAAGCATATGATCACATTGAAGGCCTCAAGTAACATGATTTTACAAGTAGCGGGGGATTTGATTCTTGGTGCGGGTATTGCCTCAAGTTCTATTGGGATTGATGGCTTATCTCAAAGTATTCAAACCACCTCTTCCGCTATGTACTCGGGCTATTCTTCTCGCGTGGATTACTATGAAAAACAGTATGACACACTAAAGAAAGCGGTAAAAGCTCAGTACAAGATCAACCAATTTGGAGTAATTTAAAATGACTACTATCAACCCTAGAGTTCCTACAAAATTACGCCCCCGCGTGGATTGGCTAAATGAAGAGTTTAGAAAGCAATTCTTTACAAGATCAATGCTTGTATCTTGGGAAATGTGCGCTGAATGTCCATGTTCAAACAAAGGCGACAATTTAATCTTAGATTTACCAGATATCAACGCAAACTTAGAGAAACATGGTGAAGTTCGCTCAGATTGTCAACTATGTAAAGGGATTGGCTATTTTTGGCATAGTAAACAAGACACTAGAGCTTTGATCACAAGCGCAAGTTCTGATGAATCAAGATTTCATGAATATGGGGAATATGCTCGTGGGATGGTCAACATTACTCTACTACCTGAAACACTGCCTTCTTTCGGTGATCGTTTTACAATGGTAGATTCTAGCATGATTTTTAAGGAAACTAGGACACGCAAGGCGGGGGCGGTGCAATCACTAAGAAATCCAATCGTTCCCCGTGTACTAGATACACAAGGCGGGGCAACAACGCTTAGGGTGCTTCATCTACATGTTGCCAATAGCACAGGTTTAGGCGTGGTCAATGGTGAATTGCTTGAGGGCGTTGACTTTGATGTCAATGTAAATGGTGATATTGATTTCTCTAAGGGCGATTTGAATGGTAAAGCCCCCTCCGTGGGCGTTCGTTTCTCTATTGCCTATTATGGTCATCCTCGTTACTATGTTGCTGACAACCCCCATACACATAGAGATTCTAGGTATGTACGCAAATCAACAGATGAACAAATCCGCTTGATGCCTGTTCAATGTAAAGCAACCTTAGAATTTATGGGGGCGGGTTTAAATGGTTGACATTAAAAAGTTGTCGATCGTTGACTTGATCAACGGATTAGGCTTATCACAAACAGATCAAAAACGGCGTTCAAGACAATTGGCGGATTTGATTCTTGCTGAATGGTCGGCTGAGGCGCGTAGTTCCCTTAAAGGCAATGTTCAACAAAGCTATCTACGATCTTTATCTATAAATCAAGCGGATGAACATGGCATCTCTGTATCTTTACCTAAGCCGGGGCAAAGCGCAACACTTGCCCTTATGTATGAGTTAGGCATGGGACCCGGTGGCATTGGCACAACAGGGCCGTATGACATGAGAAAATTTATGTTACAAGAGAAAACTAGAAACATACGACGGGATAAAAAGGGCAATTTATACTTGAATGTTCCCTTTAAAAAGAGCGCTCAGAAACTACAATCTGAGAATGAAGATGTTTATAAGAAAGCTAAGAAACTCACCCCTATGATTTCTTTTCATGCAAATGCGGGGAATGTCACGCCCCAAGGTAGCCCAAGAGGTGCAAAAGGTAGCCAATTACCTAGGGGTTTAGTCCCCAAGAAAGCGCC